GAGATTTTTCATAGTTTTTTACTTCGATACAAAAAAGATTTTTTGCATCGGGAACGTAGAGATCTCCTTTCAAGTAAGAAAGAGCGCCCGAACTGGGCACTCTTTCAAACTGTAGACCTGTAGCATTACGAAGCATATCTCTTATGAGATACTCGCCTCTCTGACCTTTTGCTCTTGAATCAACCATTATGCTACTAACCTACTTATATTTGAATCTTTGAGAACTTCTACTTTTTCCAGCAATGGATGAGACCACCCATGGTTTACAAGATAAGTATTTAGTTCTTCTTCTAACAGAACTTCTACAAGCCTTTCTTTTCCTACTTCGTCAAGAACTGTCATCACTTCGTCAAGAAACAGTACATTGATACGGCTCGAAGACAAACTACTCATTAGACGACGAATCGCTAAAAGAGTAGCTGTATTTACTCGCGCCAATTCTCCACTAGAGAGAGCGAGAATATCAATCACGTTTCCGTTATCTGTAATTTCAACATTCAACTTATCATTATTGACTGCAAAATTCAAAGTAAAACGACCGTCAGAAAGTTCTGCGAGGTATTCGCTTGTTAATTCTTCCAGTTCTTTCACAAGATTTTCGATCTTGTATGCTATTAATCCGTTCGTACTGAACGCTTTTTTGAGAATTTCAAGATTGCCACGCTTCTTTGAGATATCGGCGTGTTTTTCAGAAACTTCCGCAAGCTGCTCCTCAAATTCTGTAGTTTGTTCGGTAACAACCTCAATTCGAGCATTGTGGGCAGAACGACTTTCATTCTCCTTCTGCAATCTACGAATTTCAGACTTTTGATCTTCAAGTCGTGCTCGAACTTCTGAAAGACGAAGTTGAAGTTTTTCTTCATCTACAAGTTCTGAAGGAATGTTACTATCGACAGAGCGATATAAATCTTCCCACTCTTTTTGTTTTTCAGACTTTAGGCGGAATCTCTTATTGTTTTCTTGAATTTCTTCAATTTTCTTCTGGATATCAATTTGTTTGTCTTGTTCGATTTTAATCTTTTCTTTTTCTTCCGAAATATGTTTCTCTTTAAAATCTTCACTAACGGGTTGTTCGCAGGTAGGACATACATTTTCCAGACTCTCCATCTTTTTGATGATTTTTTGTGAGAGACCGATTGACCCCGCTATAGCCCCGACTTCTGATTGGTATTCATCATACGAAAGCAACTCATTTGCATCAATCGCACGGATTTCTGAAATATTGATCTCCTTCAGTAATTTTTTATACTGATTATTTTGTGAGATTTGTCGATTCGTAGATGAAATATTTTTAATTTCAGCCATGAGACTACTAGCTTCTTCCTCATCTTCTTCCGAGATTTTTGGAATATTTACAAGTTCTCGTGGGGTAGTATCAGTCAATCGATTATTTTCCAACCATTTTTCAATAGTCGATATACGACCTTCGAGATTTGAGAATTCTTGCTCAACCTCTCTCGATGCTTCTTTAAAAATTTCAAATAGGTTTACATACTTCTCAAGCCCTAACAAATCGATGAGAAACTTTTTTCGATTTGCGTCGGTCGCTGTAAGAAAATTCAAACTAGCATTAGTATTCTGATATACTACTTGAGAGAAAGTTTTGAAGTCAACTCCAATAACTTCTTGTATAGTTTTGTAAGTATTGGTAGCCGTATGACTACCAATATCTTCACCATTTTTTAGAAACTTTACTTTCAAAGAAGACTTTCTCTGAAGGTCAATTTCATACTCATCTTCTCCCTTTGAAAAAGAAAGATAGATTGAGTATCCTGCGTTTAACTCTCTATTGGGAATATCTGCTTTTTTAATTCCCTTCGAGTTTTTATTGAACAGGACTTCTTCGAGTATTAGTGGAATTGAAGATTTACCAACCCCGTTGCTACCCAGTATCTGAGTGAGGCGAGTGGAGGATAAATCAATTTCATTGTCTTCTCCATAAGAGAAACAATTACTCCACTTCAAGGTTTTTAGCGTAATCATTAAATATTCCTACTATATCTGGTATTTTTTCTTCGTTTATTTCTAATACATAGAGAAGATACTCTACTAATTCTTCTCCGATTGTAAGCTCTTTGTCAAGAACAAGAGTAGCTTCAGAACTTCGTTTTACGACTTTCTTATCGAGAAGTTCAGTAGAGGCTACTTTCGCAAGATCGCCCAGATCTCCTTCGAGTTCATAGATTACATGATCATACAATCCTGTAGTCATTTCAGAAGGGTCTGAAACGGTCTTACGAAGTAGTTGTGGAAGCTCTAACTTCTCCCAATACCATTCCCAGTCCTCACCAATCATTAGCACGCCAGTTTCCACTTTTGATCGGTGAAAACTTGTAGTCATAGGACTACCAGGATATACTATGTTTCTTTGGCAGTTTGAATGCGAGTGCAGATCTCCCGCAAAAACAACCGGAAATTTATTAAAGCGATCCAAATCAACCTCTGGAGTGACGTGAGGAGGAATCTCTCCGCGAACATGAGTGAACACGGGAAAGTCCTTATTTAGCATCTCTATCGAGTTTTTCTTGTGTAAATCACAATAAGGCAAAATGCTAAAACCTCTTTCATCCTCATATGCCTCATCAATTATAGTCACTTTTGGATTGATGGAAGTTGTTACTTCTTTTAAAGCACTAAAGAAAGTTTTATTTTTCTTTGTAGCTTCGTGGTTGCCATCATAAATCAGTGTTTCAATTTCACACTTTTTTACAAAAGCAAAATATAATTCTAATTCTTCTATCGTTGGAACTCTGTCGAACAGGTCGCCGCCAATAATGTGCACATCCGCATCTTCTTCCAGTAAATGAATCTGGTGAAAGAACGTGTCATAGCGAGCACGCGCCCAGTTTAAGGGCACGTTTTTCTGACCAAGTTTAATATGCCAATCGGCAGAGAATAGAATTTTCATTAGGCAACGTCAAACTCGTCTTCAATAGACTCATCTACATTCTCATCAGCACCAGCGCCGCCAGCCATAATTCGCTCAAGCAGTTCTTTTTGTGCGTCAGGAGTAGGACGAGGCAGTAACTCATCAATAGGAGTAGCAGAAGCTACAACTTCTTGCTCTTCGTCCGTAAGGGGACGAGCACTCTTTTGACACTTCAGAGTTTGAAGAGTATACTCGACGTTATAAACATTCGGACCATTCTTAGTTCTCTTGAAGTGAATATCCCAACCATTTTCTGGATCGGTCGGGTCACCCAAATCTTCAGCAGCTACAAGAATCTGATCCATCAACTTCTTCTTGAGATTGAATACTTTTGCTTTGCCGTCCGTGGGATCGATGCACTGTACAGAGTAAGACCATCCACACTTAAGATCAGGATAGTATTCCCGAACCCAGTCTTTTTCGACATTTACAAAAGCTTCTTTTTGTCGGTCAAAAGAAAGACACTCCATAGGAATGTTCTTGTCGTTCTCACCTTTTACCCAGTAAATATAACGTGGCAAGAGATCGCCAAAAAGACGAACACAATTGTCACCGTTTTTATAAGTGTACTGCTCAAGAGACGACTTTTTAGCGCCGCCAGCAGAAGAAGTAAATTTAATACCCATAGTTTTCTCCGTTTTAATGTGTGACTTCTTCCCAGCAGAAAAATATTTCATCATCCAGCCGAGTAAGTAGCCTGTGGTTGTCAATAAGTTCCAGCCCAACCGGCGATAAAGCCAGATTAAGACTGGTTTTTCCTGTGGCTTCGTATTCAGCATAGCTGCGAAAACTAGCGAGTGCCACATACTGCGCTAGCTCCGTATCTTTGAAACTTCTTCTATGTGATAGTATTTTTTCTGGGTGCAGAAGGAAACTATCGCCGTGCCAGTTTGTATTGGCCCAGCGATTTATGCTATCCCACCGATTTCTCGGGAGATTGGGGTATGTTAGATATGCAATAAGAGTAATGATAGCGGAGGAATTACCTTCCAGCTTTCGATACATCTTCGCCCAGTTATAAAAAATCACAAATAGTTCTCGAAGTCAAGGAGTATATTATACAGGAAACATGTTGCTGTGTCAAGAACTTTTTTTCTCACATCTCCTTAAAGAATACATTATATCTTTGTTGTAAATAGTGACCCAAACGTAGTTTTGCCTGTTTTTCTGCCGTTTTTCCTTTTAGATTTATATCTACAATTACAGGATCCTTCTTTCCAGGATACTCTCGAATTACACGCCCTACAAGCTGAGTAAGAAGAGGTGTGTTATTTACTGGCGTTGCTAAAATTAAACAGCTCAGAGGATTTACACTTATACCTTCGGAGAATATACTCTGAGTTCCTAATAGTATATCTACTTTTCCTTCCTGTACTCTTTTAATTTTCTCTTCCCGTTCATTTAAAGGTACTTCTCCTGTTATTAGCTCACAGTAGTCTCCTAAAGTTTCCTTCACTCTCTTTAGGAAATACACTCGATCTGAAAG